CAGTACAAGTGTGCCGACCAGCCAATCTGCAATTTCTGCAACCGGGATCTGTGTCGTAGCCGCAAGCACGGCGTTGGCGGTGGGGCGAACACGCCTAGCGTTGCCAACTTACGAAAATACGATTCCGAGCCGCCGCTCTGGTTCCTCGACGTGAACGGGAGCCCGGTCGAACTGGACACCGAGGGACTGCAAAAACAACCACGCTTTCAGATCCTCTGCATGGAGCAGATCAATTTCATGCCGCGCACGATCACACGGCAGGCGTGGGAAGCGCAGATGAACAACCTCCTGAGTCAGATGCTGGACACTGAAGGGGCCGTGATATCGACCTCCGATGACACGTCACTGCGCGGTCAGTTCTACGATATGCTGGAGGAGTTTTCCACGCACATGCAGTCCGCGCTAGACAAAGAAGAGATGTTGCTTCGTCGCCCATGGACCGACGAGGAGCAGGGCCGAACATTCTTCCGCCTCAAAGATTTCGAGGCTTTCCTGAAACGAAATAAGTTCTTTGAGTATAAGAGCAACAAAATTGCACAGCGCCTTCGCGACATTGACGGCAAGTCCGAGCAGTTCCGAATAAAAGGCCGAGTGGTCCGCTGCTGGTCAATTCCGGCGTTCGCCAAGGTCACCGAGGAATTTGAATCCCGGTTCGAGGACGAGGAGGAGATGCCGTTTTGAGCAACACCATAAACAACTGGAGTGAGATTCTACGAGAGTTGCGGAAGCAGGCCGGAATGACCCAGGCCGAGTTGGCGTACAGAGCAGCCATGTCTCAGAGGACCGTGGCCGAGTACGAAAACACCAACACGCCACGGCAACTATCAATCTATAAGGTCGAAACAATATTAGCCGCGCTAGGGTACGAGCTTGACGCGATAAAGGTATCCGACGATGTTTAGATATTTTGGACCCCCCGGGACCGGCAAAACCACCACGCTTCTGAATCAGGTCGATGCCCTGCTGGCAGGGGGGATGGCTCCAAACGAAATCGGGTACTTTGCTTTTACGCGGAAAGCGGCCCACGAAGCACGGGACCGTGCCGTCGCTAGATTTAATCTGGACCCGGAGAAAGATTTTCAGTTTTTCAGAACCCTCCATAGTCTGGCGTTTCAGGTTTTGGGCATGACTGCTGCCGAGGTGCTGGGGGACAGGGGCCTCAAGAACTTTAGCAATGAGACGGGCGTTGACCTGTCTTCCGCAGGCAATGAGCACATTGCCGACGACGGTTTTGTTCTGTTGAAAAGCAACAACCCTATCATGCGGGCGATTGACCTTGCCCGGAACTCCCTGGAAGGTCCGCTGTATGCCTATAACCAGACCGAGCTACCTATACCATTCTATGAATTCGAGCACCTGTTTTCGGAGTACACGCGGTTCAAAACCGTCAATGGACTGAAAGATTTTACCGACATGATGATCGAATTGTCCGAGAAGCCCGGCAGCATTCCGATCTTGAAAACCGTATTTCTGGATGAGGCGCAAGATCTGACGCCGTTGCAGTGGAAAGTGGCGCACCACCTGAGTGACAGAAGCGACCGCATGTTCGTCGCAGGCGATGATGACCAAGGCATCTACCGTTGGGCAGGCGCGGACATTGACCGGTTCGTGACACTGGGCGGCGGCTCTGAAGTCCTCACTCAGTCCTACCGAATACCGCGAAGCGTACACCGGGTTGCAGATTCCGTGGTCCGCAGAATCCACAAGAGGCAGAAGAAGGACTGGTTACCGAGAGAATTTGAGGGCAGTGTTCAACGCACTTACGATGAGACGGGCGTGTCGTTCGGCACTGACCAAGATTGGTTGGTTCTGGCGCAGGCCAATTACATGCTGGATGATCTGGCTGCACACCTCAAATCAAGCGGAGATTTTTTTGAACGCCGGGGTGCTCCCTCGCTCAAGCAAAACGTGCGGAATGCCATTGGTTCATGGAACTATCTACAGCAAAGACCCCACCACGAAGTGTCCTTAAAGGAAGCGGTTAACCTTTACGACCACATTTCCAGCGGTAGTGGCCGGTTAAAACGCGGTGCCAAGAAAATGTTGGGCGGTGCTGATGAGCAGGACCTGTTCTCGTTGGGCACGCTGCGAACGCATTTTGGTTTAGAGACACCCGACGCCACGTGGGACGTGGTGCTGGACCGGATTGAGGACGAGGACCGGGCCTATGCGACGGCGCTGCTGAACCGGGGCGTGAACATTTTTGAGAAGCCTAAAATCCGATTGTCCACGATCCACGGTGCAAAGGGCGGGGAGGCCGACAACGTCCTTCTGTTCACGGACCTATCAGGTAAAGCTTTGAAAGAAATGGAAAAAAACCCCGATGACGCTCACCGCGTGCTATACGTTGGCGTCACAAGGACCAAGAAGAATCTGGTTTTGAAGATGCCCGAGGATTCACAGCGGGGGTGGGCAATATGAGCCGCGTACTTTTGCCGGTGCCGCGTATGCTTGTGATCCTAGAGAGCCCGTATGCAGGAAATGTTGACGCCAATCTTCAATATGGTAGAGAGTGCCTCCTTGACAGCTTGTCGCGGGGGGAGTCTCCAATAGCCTTCCACCTTCTGTACACGCAGGTTTTAGACGATGACCTTCCGGTTCAACGTGCGCTGGGTCTTGATGCGTCCGCAGAGTGGTACGAGAAGGCAAATGCCGTTGTCGCATACACAGATTTGGGCATCTCTTCCGGCATGGAGAAGGGCATCAGCCTAGCGGAGAATTTGTCGATTTTTGTCGAATACAGGAAAATACGGAGTGATGACTGAATGCTTGCAAAAGAAGCCTTGGAGAAAGCCGCCGAACTTGTTGGCGGTGACCGCGCCGAAGCCTACGGCGATATCTACCAGAATCATAAAAATATCTCCATGCTATGGAATGGCTACCTTTATAACATTGACGAACTAAAACCGGAGGACGTAGCAAACATGATGGAGTTGATGAAAATAGCCCGACGAAAAACCGGCGTGTTCAATGCCGACGATTACGTCGATGGAGCAGGGTACTCTGCCGTTGCACTTGAGTGCCGGGAAAAAGAAAACAACCGGAAAGATTTTAAATGAGCTATTTCAAAAATACAGGAACGATTGAACAGTTAAATGCCATGCTGGCCGATTTTCAGCCTGAACCGGAAAAAAAGAAACAGGTGAGTGCTTTCGAAATAAATCGACATTGCGCTCACTGCAACAAAGAAGTTCGTATACCTCGGGCTGAAAACCCAAACCAGAACGGGGAGTACACCGGAGTGCTTTGTAACAGATGTTACGAATCTGAAGTAGAGGCACAAGAGCGGGACGCGGCATACGCCGATCACATGAACCAGAAATATGCCAAGCATATCAAGTACATGCAGGATTTGCGGGACGTTGGCGTGCTGGTGCTAGAGGATTACCGTGAAGACTAATCTGCAAAAACCCCGGTGGGGCGTCAAGACCGAGTGGGTTCCCGTCAGCCATCTGCCCGCGACACCCAGCGATATAAAGGAAATTGCAATAGACCTTGAGACCAAGGACCCACGTCTCAAGTCCCACGGGCCCGGTTGGCCCACGGGCAACGGCGACGTGGTGGGGTTTGCCGTTGCATACGAAGGGTTTAACGCATACCTGCCCATTGCTCACGAAGGCGGCGGCAACCTCGACCGTGGCATCGTTATGAAGTGGTTTCAGCGAGAAATCGCCAACCACCCATCCGACAAGATCTTTTACAATGCAGCCTATGACGCAGGCTGGCTGGGGCAGTTAGGCATAAAGCTGCAAGGCCGGATGCTCGACGCCATGCTGGCTGCACCTTTACTCAACGAGAACCGGTTCAGTTATTCGCTCAACGCCGTTGCATACGACTACCTGGGTCTGATGAAGAGCGAGGCCGCATTGCGCGAGGCTGCACAAGAATTTGGCGTTGACCCCAAGGGCGAACTCTACAAATTGCCCGCATGTTTTGTCGGTGAATATGCCGAGGCGGATGCCAAACTGACGCTCGACCTCTGGCAGGTCTTCAAAGCCGAACTGACCAAGGAGGATCTCTGGCAAGTCTTTGAATTGGAAGCGTCCGTTCTCCCACTGTGTATTGAAATGACCCGGCGCGGCATACGGGTAGACCTCGACGCCGCCGAGCGCCTAAAGCAAGACCTCATCAAAGTCGTCAAGAATCTAAAGTCCGATATTAAAAAGGAAACTGGGCTGGAGTTTGAACTCTGGGCTGCGGCAAGCATCGCGAAGATTTTTGACCATCTGGACATACCCTATGGCCGCACCAAGACGGGGCTCCCCAGCTTTACCAAGAATTTTCTGGCGCAGCATGAACACCCGATTGCCCAGAAGATTGCAGCCGCCCGAGAAAACGACAAGATAGGCAACACCTTCCTGTCCAGCATAACGCGATACACGGAGAAAGGCCGCATCCACGGTCATATCAACCAGTTACGATCCGAAGGCGGGGGCACGGTCAGCGGTAGAATTTCCATGTCCAACCCCAACCTCCAGCAGATTCCGGCCCGCAATCCCGAGATGTCAAAGAAGATACGCGGTCTGTTCCTGCCCGAAGAAGGAGAGCAATGGGCGTCGATGGATTTTGACCAGCAGGAGCCACGCATATTGGTCCACTTTGCAAGCCTCACGGGTAAGCACGGGTTGACCGGCTCCGACGCTTTTGTAAAAGCATACCGGGAAGAGCCTAAAACGGACTTCCACGAAATGGTCGCCAGCATCGTTGGCGTGTCGCGGAAGCAGGCCAAGGCCGTCAACCTGGGCATCATGTACGGCATGGGTGTGACGCGCCTCGCGGAACAGCTTGATGTTCCAGTGGATGAGGCCAAACGGCTCATGCGCCAATATCACGATGACGTGCCCTTCGTAAAAGAATTGATGGACCGCGTGCAACGCAAGGTATCGCACCGCGACAAGGGAGGGTTTGTCCGATCTTTGCTGGGCCGCAAGTGCCGGTTCGATCTTTGGGAACCCAACCTATTTGTGTCAGCCCGTGCGTTACCCAAAGAAGAAGCCACGATAGAGTACGGTGATAATATTAAGCGCGCATACACTTACAAAGCACTCAACCGTCTCATCCAGTCGAGCGCGGCGGACCAGACCAAGGCGGCTATGGCTGCGGTATACAAAGAGAGGAATAAAGTTCCTCTGGTCCAGATCCACGATGAACTGGCTTTTTCCGTAGCGGAAGTGACCGAAGCCGAAGACCTCCGCTCCATCATGGAGTCGGCCCACAAACTTGAGGTCCCCTCCCCTAGCGATATCGCGATAGGTGACAACTGGGGGAGCTTGACCAAGCTGAAAAAATCCGATACCTTCCCAGATAAATGAGGACGTGATATGAACCCAGATAAGTGGAAATCGGTGGTGGTTCCAATTGAGAGCTACCGCGTGCTGAAAAGCATGGCCGAAAAAGAACGACGCACCATCTCCGGGCAGTTCACGCTTGTGCTTGAACAGGTGACTGGTGAGCGAATTCAAGACGAAAAAACGACATGACTGCAATCATCGCCACCGCCGTCTTCTACGCCATCTGCCTGACTTACGCAGCCCTCAGTTGAATGGGCAAGAGATCCGATTTTGAGCGACGTGACAGGGATTTCTACCCCACGCCAGTCAAAGCCGTAGAACCCTTAATTGCCCATCTTCCGCACCGCTTTACATATGTTGAGCCGTGCGCCGGAAAAGGCGATCTGGTCAAGGCGTTGAGTACTTTTGAAGGCGTGGCTCACGGCGGCAGATTCTGTGCCATGTGCCACGAAGCGTCCGACATTCACGCGGGCGGTCACTACAGCCATCTGGGCACCGACAACGTCATAAAGCAGCGCGATGCTTTCGACATCGAAGACGTGCCAGCCGAGGTAGATTTCTTCATCACCAACCCGCCATGGAACCGAAAAATCCTCCACCCGCTCATTATTCATTTGTCCGCGATCCGACCAACGTGGCTCCTGTTTGACGCAGACTGGACACATACAAGGCAAGCCGCGCCCTACATGATGTTTCTACGGAAGATCGTGTCGGTGGGAAGAATTAAATGGATTCCAGACAGTCCACACACAGGAAAAGATAATTGCGCTTGGCACCTTTTTGAGCCAGACTACCCGGGCTGCACGGCCCACGCTCCAGAATTTTTTGGCCGGAGTTTGCACGTTGCATAGGTATCATAGTTTGCCCAATGTCGTTTTGTCGGGTCCTCCCTCCCCTGCGGTGATTGACTCCCACCGTTGCAAAACGACAAGGTCCGGGGGACTGTTTTCGGGATTGCAGTCCCCCGGCCATCCCGAATGAGCAGAAGATGGTCCGAGACCGATCTGGAGGACCTGTTTGCCCGCTGGAGATCAGGCGAAGATATTGACGATTTGTGCAAACGATTTGCCCGAACTCCGGTTGCAATACGTCAGCAATTGAGCCGCGCCGGGGCGCAGCGCACAGCCGAAAAACTTACGGAAGTACGCAGAGCAGCGAGGTATAGTGAGTGAGAGAATCCTATTCGCACACGAAACGAACCAAGACCCGGAGGCGAGGTCGTCTTCGACCCTTTTATTTCAGGAAAAGTGCCGGGGCGCGTTCTGCATGGAGCCAGACAAAGATAAGGAAGCGCGGACAGGGACGGTGACC